AGTAATAATACCTTTTAATATTAACTGAGTTTTTAATAGATCAGTAAAAAATTTTCCGAATCTAGTTCTTAATCTAGCTACAAATTTCTGAAATTTAAGTTCATCTCTAGTTATTTCTGAAGATCTGCCAAGACTAAACTGCGCTTCTTGTTCTAATCGATTAATCGGAACATTAAGAGCTTTGTATAATTTCTTTTGAAAATAAACTATATCATCTATTTGACCTAAATTATCTCCACCAGGAAGAGTAGAAATTTCGGTACCTCGACCTCCTTCTCTTCGTGGAAGCCAAAAGTCTTCGAGCATTGACATATGTTTTCTATCATCTCGAATTTCTCCGGTCTTAGCATCGTAAACTAATTTATTACGATATCTTGCCATAATATCTTTCATATATCCTTCAGCTTTACCACGAGGTAAGTTACCAACATCTATATAAAATATTCTTCTCTCAGGCGCACGTGCAAGACGATAAATTACCAATGAATCTTCCATCATTCTTAACTGATTCAATGGCTTTAATGCTTTATGTAAATAACCTAAAACTTTTTTTCGAGTTTCATCTAATATTCCAGATGTTATATAACTAACAGAGTCTAAACTTAATTTAACTCCGGCTGTTCTTTCACCTGGTTTTTCTTGATAAATGTAGTATTCATCAACTTTTTCAATAAGTTGAGCTCCAGTTTCTGGATCTTTTTTCTTCTGAACTTGTTTTACTTTTCTAATTTTTGATGAATCTATTGGACGTATTTCTTGTATTCCCAATTTAAGTTGAGATTCATTAACTACTAAATGATGATATAATCGTCCGTCAATATACCATCTTTTAAAAATATCATGACCTGATTCATTAAAATCTAACATAGAAATGATATTATCGAATTCTTCTTTTATTTGTTTTTTAATTCCATCACTAACTTTAAGGTTTTCTAATTCTAAATCAACTGATTGTTCACCGGCTTCGGCTGTAGAAACAATAGTCTCATTAACAATATCTTCAATAGCAGCATCACATTCTGGATGCATTGCTGTTCCACGATATTTCATAATTAATTGAGCATTATCTTTAGAGTCATCACCATCTAAATTAATATATTGTCCGTAATGCGAACCTGAAGCAGTAATATAACCTGCTCCATCATCGTCCTTTGCAGGAACTATTGATGGTTTTTTATTTGGATCTTCGGTAGGAGTTCTTCTTAATTCGAATCCAAATAATCTAAAACCTCTTGAATCGTCTGGCATTATAATCTTTCCTTAACAGAGAGGGCCTTTATTAGCCCTCTCTATATCTTATTTATTAAAGCTGTTAAGCTGCTGTAGTGACGCCATCTGTAGTATTAGATGTCCAGTACTGGTATGCCCAAGTTACTGTAAATCGTTCAATCGTATCAACATCACCATAAGAAAGATCGATAGCGCTGACATTAATAGGCCAAGCATCTTTAAAATGATATGTTTTCTTTACAGACTCATCTCTGTCAAATTGTTTAACAGTCAAATCAGTAAAATACAATTCTGGATTTTGAGTACCACCAATATCGGCATGATTTGATATGGCATTCATCCATTTTTCAAATTCATTCCTTAGTTTAAACTCAACATCATTAATGATAGTTACAGTCCATTCTTCGAATGTTCTATCTCCAGCAATTTTTAATTGTCTACCTCTATAAGGTACTATAATTTGTCCTACACTTGAGGCTGGCAATTGAGCTGCTTCACAGAGAAAAGATGAAAGATCTGGATCTACATCAACACCTAATCCACCTCTTGGATTATTGATGTTAACTTGAAACAGATTGGCTCGAGCTCCACCGCCAGTTAATCTAGCTTTAAATTGATCTATGCTTCCTAGTGCCATTCTTTACCTCCTAAACGCCAGCTGAGCCAACAACTTCAGTAAAATCAACACCTGTTCGAACTGCCACAAAGTTAAGAGTGACGTAGTTAATTGAACGTGCTGGTTTAATAAAGATATTAGCTATAAATTCATTTCGATCAACAACTTCAGAAGTATTAACAGTTTCGTCTGCTATTATTCTAAAATCAGTAATACCCCTTCGGGCTTTCACATCTCTAAGTACTGGTTCAATAACGTTTACAAATTCAGCTCTTGTAAATTCATCGTTAAATTCAAACATTACGTTCTTAGCAGCTTGAGCGATTGCTCTTTCAAGTGTTAAGAATAATCTTCGAACATTAATACGATCAAAGGCTGAAGGTCTCTGTAATGCTGTCTTATCACCAAATAAACATACGCCAGACCCAGATATATTAACAACTGGATTTACTCCAGCTTTATATAACGTATCTCTTCGTGTTTTATTTGGATTATAATCAATTCCAGTTACTCCAAGATATTGACCTCTTCTTGTTCCTGCAGGCGAGAACCATGGAGCAGAAACTCTATCGGTTTCAGCCATGAGTCCGGCAGTTGATGGAGCTGCTGGAACCTGAATAAATTGGTCATTAAACTTATCATAAACTTTCAAATAGTTACCATCCATAACTAAATATGATGATTTGGTAAATGTTGCTGCAGTAGTTTCGATATTACTAGTAGCTGTAGCTTCTGATGTGACATTAACAACGTCAGATCTAGCTGGTGATGAAACAGCTACACAATCTTTTCTAGCTATAGCATTTGCTACTAGATCGTTAGTAACAGTAGTTTGATCTGCTCGAGAAGACATACCAGGAGCGATTAAGAAATCTACTTCTACGGCTTCTTCGTCTTCAAAGAGATCGTGACCTAATGCAACTTCTGCAGTTCCTAATGCGCCAGAATTAGCTCCGCTATCAAAATTATAATCTACAGCAGATGATATGCCGGCATTATAAGTTCTTTGAACTGCTGTCATTGCAGTACCAGCAAGTCCTGCAGTAAAATCTGAATCAAAACTTACTAGGTAAACATATTGAGATCTTTCGTTAACAACATCTTTTGCGAAGTTAGTAGATCCATCAGTATTTTTTGAGTTTGATGCGGTTGAAACAAATGGATAGGTTTCTAATACTGTACCTTTAGTTCCAGTAAATTCTCCATTTTTATCGATAACAGCTAAATGAATTTCAGTATTAGTTCCACCTAAAGCTGAGTCAATTGATGATGAACCTGGTGCTGCATCAAATGATGACTTATAAGACCAGTTATTAAAAGCTGTACCATTAGGAGGACATATAGAAACTTGTAAAGAGTTGCCCAATGCTCCAGGAAATCTTCCGATAAACGTATGTCCATCAGAATCTAGCGCAGATAATGTAGCATCAAATGCAGCCTTATTATCGACATCAGGAGTTGTATATCCAGGTGCTGTTACTACAGGTCCTCGATCTGCAGAATTAAAAGTAGTTGAATGTGCTGTTTTAGCAGCAGACGTTGTCTGTCTAACTACTTGTAGTGAATTTGAATAACGCAAAAACATAGATGCGTTATGAAAATCTACGGTTGATGTGGTGTCGGGTGTAGAAAACGTTTCAATCAAACCAGCTTCGTTTGATACTAACGTTCTTTGACCTACCGGACCCCATCTAAAATTTCCTACAATTGCTCCAGTTGAAGTTTGTACATTGGGTACTCCACCCGTTGCATCTACTTCTTTTACAACAACCGCAGGTGATTGTGATGGTGTAAATAGTGCCATATTTGTCCTCTCGGTTTAAATTATATGATTCATAATACGGTTGTTTTCAATATTTATATAGTTATATTTATATATTTAAAAACTTGGACCATTATAGTTGTCAAATTCAACATGCCATTCTGGTTTTTCAACTTCATGTTTAACAAAATCACTTCCGTCATCTATATGACCAAACGGTACTAAATCATCATCTATTTGTTTCATTTTTTGTTTAAATATCATTTCTTTTAGATTAACATCTGTTAAATCTCCAAAATATTGTCCAGTTACAAAATAACCAAATAATACTAAATTCATTATTAAATCATCATGATTGCCATCAGAAGCTTCATAAGATTGACCTTTAGCTATAAAAGTTGATGCTTCGAATATAGTATTTTCATCATGAATTTTTAATTTATTTTCTTCTAATAAATCTTTTAGAGCAGAACATCCCAATCTTTTAACTTTTCGATTTACTTCAATTCCTATAGCATTAGCTTTAATAGCAGATTCTACGTGTATTTGTTCGTATTCTAAATCGTAATATAATCCATTACATACTACTGATCCCTGATCATTAGATTCTATTACTACATAAGCATTATTGTAGGATTTTGCATACTTATATATAATATTAGGGAAGAGGATAGGAGAGATAGTGTTGTTGCGATATACAGCAACCTGTTCAAACGGGCGTACGCTAATATCGATCAAAGTAAAAGTTGAATAATCCTGTCCTCTTCCTTTAGCAACATCAACACACATAATATAATCATGCTTTTTAATGGGTTCTTTATATATTAGAAGATCACTACCTTCTAATTGTTTTGTTGGAGCTAAAGCTCTTAATTCCATTAATGTCTGAGCATTAATTAAAGTATCACCAGTTCCAAAAAATGTATTACCAAATTCTTGATCAAATTGTAATTGAGAAGTATTTGCTACAGTTGATTCTTTCCACTTTTCATCTCGACCAGGAACGTCCCACCAGTCAA